AAGCCGAACGAGAGGCGTGTGCGAAGGACTGTAAGAAATGAAACTAGACAACATACCAATCAATAACCCCGACCGGGACAAAGCGTGGGAAGCGTTCATCAAAAGGAAGGACGTTAAAGCGTTTATGAAGGGCAAGTCCGAATTCAAGTTCCCGCTCGACGGGTCTTACGAGCTGTGGTGTGTTGCGTGGGACAAGGCGTGGAATGCCGGGTTTAAGTCAGGGTATGAGGAGAGAGGTAAGTAATGCTCTGCCCTGAATGCCAAGGCGAAACCAAAAGCAAAAACAAAGGCGTAATACGACACCGGACATGCCGCTCCTGTGGGCATGAATTCACCACAATAGAAATCATCAAAGAGCCAGAAATGACTACAAAACAGAAGCTTGAGAAGTTCATGAAAGATCGCAAGAAGCCTGTCGATACCGCGACCTTGGCCGCATACTTCATGGTTAATCCTAGTACGGTTAATCAGGCAATGGGAGAGCTAGAGCGTGAAGGAAAGATCACCAGAACGAAAGCAAAGAACGGGAAAAACATCTGGCAATGGAACTACGATGTGGCCCTTCCCAACCCACCCGCTTCAGTACGACCCCGTATTGAACCCGCCCCCCGTATCGGACCGCCAACCAAAGAAGCAAAGAGTTACCCGCACGTTCGCGGATATGACGACTGAAATAGGAGAAGCAACGTGGTGAACGACCGCATGGACAACGCCTATGAACTAGCGCAAAAGTGCTGGGCCAAGGCGTACAACACCAGCCCCGAGTTTGTGGAAGGCTACCTCGAGCTGGCAAAGACATTGCTCGCATCCAAGCCTGTTGTACTGGGCGATGAGTTTCGAGCAAACTGCAGGGCGCATGGACTTGCTCGCCCCAAGGAACTGCATCCCAACGTGTGGGTCTCAGGCGTACGAGCGCTGAAGCTGATGGGCTGGATCTCCCCCATCAAGTACGTCGTGCCCACACAAAGTCACAATCACATGCCCGTCGTCACGATGTGGAAGAGCACCCTATACAACGAGAACAGCCTATGAACGACTACGCACACCCCCTGCTTCTGCTCCAGCACATGCTGAGAGCGTACGAGCAGCTTCTGATCGAGCGGCAATGGCAAGACGCCGTAGACATGGGACCAGACCTCACAGCGCAGATGCGCCTTCTTGTGCAGACCGTCCGCATCCAAGCGGAGGAGACCAAGCTTTGAGGAAGATCAATCACATCAAGATGGCTAAGACCATTGCGATGCTGCACAACGGCCCGACGACGGCATCACAGTTGGCAAGCGAGGCAGGCGTACATCTGGTCACCGCCCAGTCATGGCTTCGCGAACTGCGGCAGCAAGGCGCGGTGCACATCACACAGTGGCAGCAAGACAGCTTGGGTCGGGACTGCATCCCGGTGTACGCACTGGGCAAAGGCGACGATCTACCCCGTCGCCGTACGGCACGTTCCGAGATTATGAAACGCTACCGGGAGAGAAAACGTGGAACCCACGTCAGCGCGTGATATACAAGTCGGCGGTACGCACTACAAGACGCTCAGCGTGCAGCCTTGGGATGTTGTAGACACATGGCCGGTCGATCAACAGATCGGCTTCTACCGGGGCAACGCCCTCAAGTACCTCATGCGTATGGGGTCCAAGGATGAAGCTTTGCAAGAGATCAAGAAGGCAGCACACTACACACAGAAGCTGATCGAGGTGCTGTCAGCACAGCGTTAATGCCCATTGGGCATGTACCAGCAGAGGGGTGACCACCTTGTAGATGTGGGCCTCTGCTGTGCAGTGTACGTTGTCCACACACTGCATCTCCTCACCGCGAATCAGGGGGGCGCGGAATCTACATCTCCCCCCTACCCAACACAAGGACTTTGCAATGGCAACTCCCGAAGCGACCGTTAAGAAACATATTCGTAAAATCTTGGACACAACGAGGACGTACTACGCCATGCCGATTGGCACGGGCTATGGCAACAGCGGCGTCCCGGACTTTCTTGTTTGTCACAAGGGACACTTCATTGGCATCGAGGCGAAAGCCGGAAAGGGGCAAACAACCGCACTACAAGAGAAGCACTTAGCCGACATCCGTGCCGCTGGCGGCACGACGTTTGTGATCAACGAGACCAACCTTCACCAACTAGAGGAGTTCCTAAATGGACAGGGCCGAGTATGAGCAGTTCGTAGCAATGCTGGACAACTTACCGCTGAGCAGGCGCGTGGTGTTTCTGAACGCCATGAGTCTGTTTATAGATTGCTGTCAGGAAGATTCGGACTTGAGCGCGGTACTTGTCGTTCGGAAAGATCTGTTCGTGAACAACGAGTCGACGCTCAGTATCGCTGCGCTCAACGCGGACATCGACGACGCCTACGAGATACTTGAGACCGCGTGCAACAAAGTCGCCGAAGACATCAAAGAGGGAGCGCCTGACCGTGACAGCTACAACTAAACGCCCGTTCGATCAGATCATTGTGCTGGACTTCGAGACGGCGTGGTGCAAGAAGACCTACACGTTGTCGAAGATGACAACAGAGGAGTATGTACGTGACCCGCGATTCAAAGCTTGGGGGCTGTGCTGGAAGCCTGTCGGTGCAGAAGGCGCAGCAGAGTGGCTGAGCCGCGACGAGATTCAAGGCTGGTCGAACAGTATTGATTGGTCCCGCACGGCGGTGCTCGCCCACAATGCGCAGTTCGATGTGACGATTCTGTCTTGGGTATACGGTGCCCATCCGTGCCACATCTTCGACACCTTGTCGATGGCACGAGCGCTGCGCGGGGTTGAGGTGGGCAACAGCTTGGCTAAGCTTGCTGAAGCCTTTCAGCTACCGCCAAAGGGCAACGCCGTGCACAGTACCGACGGCATGCTGGATGGGATCGCGCCCGAGGTTGAGGCAGAGCTTGCAGAGTACTGCGCACACGACACGTATCTTTGCGAAGAGGTGTTCAAGCGTCTGCTGCCCGGGTACCCGGTCAAGGAGCTAAAGCTCATCGACATGACGCTGCGGATGTACACCCGCCCGCTGCTCGAGCTAGATCAGAACATGCTGGTCGACGCGCTGCTCGAGGAGAAAGAAACCCGGGAGGCGCTGCTCCAGCGGTTGAACATCACCGACGCTACGCTCGCAAGCAACCCGCAGTTCGCTGAGCTTCTGGTGTCGATGGGGTGTGAGCCGCCGATGAAGACCAGCAAGACCACGGGCAAGCCGACCTACGCCTTGGCAAAGAACGACGCGCTATTCCAAGCGCTGCTCAACGGTGACCGAGAGGATGTCGCGCTCCTGTGTGAGGCGAGGCTGCGCGTCAAGTCGACGACGGAGCGGACTCGAGCGCAACGGTTTCTGGATATCGCCAAGCGCGGCGCACTGCCGGTACCGCTCAGCTACTACGGGGCAGGCACTGGACGATGGACAGCCAGCAAGGGTAGCGCCATCAACATGCAGAACCTTAAACGTGGGAGCTTCCTGCGTAAGGCGATCATGGCCCCGGAGAACTACCAGTTGGTAGTTGCTGACCTGTCTCAGATCGAGCCTCGAGTGCTGGCATGGCTGGCTGACTACGAAGAGATGCTCGGCATCTTCAAGGCCAAGGGTGACCCGTACGCACAGTTCGGTGCCCAGATGTTCAACATCCCCGGGCTATCTAAAGAGAGCCATCCTGATCTCAGGCAGTCCGCCAAGTCAGCGCTGCTGGGCTGCGGGTATCAGCTAGGGTGGGCGTCGTTTGCGGCGCAGCTTCTGGTGGGCTTTCTGGGCGCACCGCCCGTGCGTTACGACAAGGCGTTCGCCAAGCAGTTGGGCGTCACGGGTGAAAGCCTGCAACGCTTCCTCAACAACCCGGAGTACATGGCCCGGATGGAGCAGATCCCGCACACCTGCACCTCGCAGGAGTTGGTTGTGCACTGCGTGGCGGCAAAGAAGATCATCGATATCTATCGGGCTACCGCCTACCCTGTGGTCGGCTTCTGGGAGATGTGCGGCGGGCTGATCGAGCGCAGCTTGGCAGACGGTGAGGAGTACACGTACAAGTGCCTGACTTTCAGGAAGGAAGAGATCGTGCTTCCCAG